TAAATAAAATATTATTTAATGTTGTAGGATTAATAGATTTTATGATATTCTATTTTAATCTATAATTTTTTTTAAATAAGTTAATAAAAGTTTTATCATTTTTTAGTAATCTTGATAATTCATTAATACCAATGTAGTTTTCACTATTCTTAATTATATTAGAAATATAAGATAAACATTCATCAGTTATTTGTATTGTCATACTTTTTCTAGTCTTATCAATAAATTCGTTATTAGACCAATTATCTAACATTTTTTTTGAACGTATAAGATTATGTTTACTATGTAAATCACTATTATTGTATTCTTTAAAATATTTTGGGTAAATACCCGTCATTTCCTTAGATAAACGTTCTTTTCTTTCATCAGAACGTAAATACCTATCAATACCCTCCATTCTTTTTTTAATTACTTCAGGTGAACCTAAAGTTTTACTAAATTGTTCGGCATGTAATTTGAAGTGATCTGAATGTGTTAACCTTTGTAGGTTATTTGGGTGATTATTTAGTTTATTAAAATCAATATGGTGAGTATCAAATTGTTCACCCAACAACTTTTCTTCTTCTAAGTTTCTTACACAATTATGTGAAACTACAGTGTGAGTGAATTTATATTTACCTGTTCTTGGGTTAAATACTTTTTCATAACCACTTATACGGTCTTTTTTCTTTTCACTCTTTTTTGTATAAAATGGCATTAGTGATTGACCCTTAACCAATTCATCAGCTCTTTTAAATGAACCATCCCTAAGCATATATTCATGGTCTGGGGTTGTATCAATAAATGTACCGTCATCTAAAGTAACCCTATATAATTCACTATTTTTCCTAGTTAAATCACACCAAATTATTTTACTTGGTACAATTGCTTTAGTATTATCCTGTATTGAATAAGTCCAAACCTCATCACCAGATTTAATCCTATTTGAAAGTTCTTTAATAGTTATTTCGGTCCCATCTAATAAAGGGATTATACTATTTTCTCTAATAGGTGTGTTTCTAGTCCACATCGGTAGGTTTGAGTGTATATCTAATACATTGTAAAATAAATCCTCAAGAACCTTCTTAATTCTTTTAGAATCGGAATAAACAGATAACATTTTACCTTGTTCATTAAGCGTTGAACTTTCTTCGGAGAGGATGTCAAGCGCCACAGCAATTTCCGGAGTAAATTCCATGGCCTCATAATCCATATATGAAGCAATTCTTGTTGTTTCATAGAAAATAGCTCTTTGGTAAAGTTCGTTATCAACCCTTTGCCAATTACTTTCTATATATTTTTGTTGTTGTAACTGAAGTTTTTGTTTTTCAAATTCTTCCCTAGAATTTGTTACAATCAAATCTTTATCATTTAAACTATATTTTGGATTTCTTTCAGGGTTGGTTTTTATGCCACCACCCTGACCAAACATATAGAATAATTTCTGATAAACTGTTAAATCTTTATTATCTGCCATTTAAAAAATGTTCAATCAATTATTATTTATATAAATATTCGTATTAAATATAAGTTATACATGTCTAATGTGAAGATTACTCAACATAATCACAATCAACATAACCTAAATGATCTCCTGTTGTACCGAATTCCCAAACATATTTTACTAGATTATCAATATCACCCTCACATAAAACAAATTTTTTAACAAATTGATCTTTATTTGTTGATTTTTGATTCGGTAATGGTCTGTTATAGTTGTAAACTGGTCCGGCACCTTTTTGAACTTTAAATTGTTTATTAAAAGTCGGTTTTAAATTTAATCTTCCCATTATCTATTTTTTTTAAACCCTGGTAATCCACTAAACATCCACATATATTCTTGTGTCTTCTCTAATGATTGTTTATCTTTAACAGTACTTTTTGGGTCAGTATAAAAACCTAAATTAACCACTTCATTTAAGCCTGATACTTCTTCTGTACTACTAGTCGTTACAGCCCAACTATTAACCATCGCTTTAGCATGACCCTTAGATTTTTCTAAATCTCTAAAAGAGGTCATGCCAACAAAGTTTGCCATAAATAACCCCATAAGTAGGTCATCATGTGAACCTTTAGTATGGTCAGGTCTGTTATTTATGTAGACAAAGGTTGGTAACTCTGTTAAAGTTCTTATTGACCTAATTTTAATACTATTCATACGAATAGCTTTCTCACCTTCCATGACAATAGTATTTCTATTTTTTTGGAAATTTAAACCTGGCATTCTACCATTACTCATATATTTTTGCAGTTGTTTATTGTTTTCCAACATATCAATACCTATTGGTGTATCATAATACATTCTTTTAACAGGGTAACCTAATTCTAAAATTTTTAAAACAGTAGAGACACCATAACCACCCGTAACATCCACAACTATATATGCATTATAAGATTCACCATAATAATGACCAATCTCACCTAAAATATCTGGGGAAACTTTTCCATGATATTCTGCCACTTGGTGCCCTGTATCAAAATCTAACAGCCATATTGACCCAAAATCGTCTGCTGAACCACTGGCAGCGTCAATTGCCATAATATATTTATGACCTTCAATAGGGTCTTCCCATATCCACATGTTACCGTCAATCCATTCTTTTCGGATTGGTTCCATAACGTTATTATCTTCATGGAACTTTATGTATTTATCGTCAATTACTTGGTCACCTGAACCTTGGAAATCACACAATAACTCTTGAGCAATTGAACGTGTATTATGGTTAAGTTGAGCACACATATCCTCAAACCATGGAGATGTTGGGGTCCAACCACTTTTAATCATTTCAGGCCATTTTTCTGGGTCCCATTCTTCTTTTTCTTCTTTCAATTCATCAGTCATTGAATCTTTCAATAACCATTTCATCCCCTTATTGTATCGTGGATCTTCATACCACCTCATCTCAACAATATTAAAATTGTTTCTACCAGCTTTAGCATTTTTATAAGCAACATAATATAAGCCATCATGGCCATTGGGCGTGCTGATTAATATTGATTTACCTCCAGTAGACAAAGATGGTTGTGCTGCGGTATAAAATTCCTCACCTCTATTACCTTCGATGAAAGCAGCCTCATCAACAACAATAACAGATGGGGTATACCCTCTTAAAGCATCTTTTGAAGATGCTACAGCTTTAACTTCGGAACCATTCCACAACTTATAATGGGAACTTGAATTTTTTTCAGGGTTAAACCAACTATCACTGTTTGGCGGTCTATGTACGTCCATCCAACCAGGTAATTGCATTGTAAAATCTTTGATTTTCTTTAAAAATTCTTTAGCTGTTTCTTGTTTGTTAGCCGCTCTTAGTATTTTTTGAGTACTTTTACTTGAAGCTAAAGCGGTTATAACCGCTAAATAAGCTGCCGTGGTAGTGGAAATACCGGCCTGACGTGGTTTCATCACTATATTATGTTGGTGTGTTTTGTAACCACCTATTAACTCTTTTTGTCTTGGAAATAAATTAAATTTGACAAAACCCCCCTGTGTCCTATCTTCCGTTGTTAGATAAGATTCAATAGCATAAATAGGGTCACTCATACATTTCCCTATTTCGTATAACATTTGTGTTTTAGATAAACTCATGCCAATAAATATCATCGGTCATGAAAAAACCCACCATAGTAGCGAACTTGGTGGGTTTTAATAGTCCGTAGACTATAACGGTCCTAATTCCGTTTTTCTTTATCTATTTTTTAAGATATCTCTAATTTGTGAAGCGAATTCATAATCTTCATCTTCTATAGCTGACATCATTAACTTTCTTAATTGATCGTCAGACATATCTTCAAGATTATCAGTTTCCTGTGGAGATTCCTCTTGTTCATTACCACCAAGAAGTTTTTTCAATACAGGGTCAGTGTATTCACCTTCTTCATCACCAGCCTCAGGGGTTGCTACATCACCCTCTTCCTCTTCTTCATCACCACCATAAACACCAAGAGCCTCATCAGAACCTTCTAATCTTAATTCCTCAATAGCTTCTTCAGCCATTCTTTTAACCTTATTTTTAGCGTCAGTACTATTATTTAGTAAACCATCAATAATAACATTAAATTCATAATCAGATAAGTTTTGCATATAATTCCATGTTAATGATATAACCTCTTGATTATCAACAGGTATTTCATTTACAAATTTTTCCCATATTTTAGTACCTAATCTAATATCATTTGTTTCGGATTCTAAATTATCTGTTTTATCTAAAACATAACTTCTTTCTTCAGCATCAGTTGGTAATGACCATAAGGACATTAACTCAACAACACCTTTAGCTAATTCGTGTAATAAAATTGGGAATACCATTCCTTGAGCTATAATTTTAGGTTTACCATTAGGTTCTCTAGATAGTTGTACTCTAGTATTACCAGCATGAATACCACCTTGACCTTGTTGTTTTATTGTTTGGTCATCTAATAAAAAATATGAAGCGTCATTAGCAGCCATAAGATTAGCATAATCCCTATTTAAAGAAGGATCATTAGTTCTAAGTTCATCTTCCATATGGTGTAAGTTTTGTGACTTTCTAGCCGCTCCATGCATCATAGCATTTGTGATTCTACGTCTTTTTACTTTAGGTTTTAACTCTTCACTTGTTTTACCTTGTGGGACTTCTTTATTACCTTTATCTATTTTTAGACCTTCTCTTTGTACTTTACCTACTTTAAGACCAACTCTATTAGATAGTTGTTCAGCTTCTTGTGGCGATAATTCATAACCAACTAACATTTCTGAAGGTATACCTGTAATTGTTGCCTCAAATTCAACAGCATCTTCAGGTATATTAAATTGTTTACGTATCATCTCAACTGCCTTTCTCTCCAACCTATCAATACCATAACTATACTCTTTTTTAGCAGCGGACATTAATGAGTTACCTAGTAATTCTTGTACATCATTAATAGTGACATTTTGTTTACCTGTTTTTTGTTGTATATTTCTAGCTATTTCACTAAAAGATTCGTCAGCCAAATTTTTAACAACTTCAGGGTCTAAAATACCTGAATAATCATTTTCACCAGAATCAAATTTTTGTTTTACGTTACTATTCATACGTGCTTCAATTATTAAATTATTTTGTATACTTTCAACCAATTCCGATTTAGTCATCGTTGGGTTTTGTGATTGTACAAGTATACTCATAATTTCTGATTCAGACAAACTTATTTTAGTGTAGTTTTCAACAATAGATTTAAAATCTTTCATTTTTATTATTCTATTTTCTTCCATAGTTTCTTCAGGGGTTTTTTCTTTTGTTTCATCAGATTCTTCTGGCCTTGATTTAACCAAATTAATGTTATTCTCAGTATTTTTAATATCCTCTATTTTTTGTTTAATTTGTGGGTTTAAGACTGATTGAATATATTTAGATAAATCTGGTATTTTTTTATTTAATACGGGTAATGTTACATCTTTAGCCTCCGTACCGGTGGGTGCTTGTGACGCGTTTTGTTTATTTCTAGTATCTGATCTTAATTCATTTTGTTTCATCTCTAATGTGGCTTTTAAACTAGCCAATTCTTTTTTTTGTGAAACCAATTTATCATTTAAAGACTTTAATTCAGAGACTTTATCTTCTGTTAATTTATTTTTATTAGACATTACGCTTTTATTTTATTTTCTTTATATTTTAACACAAGGTCGTATTCATAAAGTTGTTCATCTACCATTTCTTTTGTGTCACCAAATTTGAATACCCTTCTTTTTTCGGGGTAATCTTCATCATCCTGTAATTTTTCCCAACCTAAAGCAATAATACCTTCTACAGCATTATAAATATCACGTACACCATCTTCCTGAACTAATTCTAAATCAAATTCATCAGTACTAAGTGAACCAACCAATTTAATTATTGATTCGTCTGGTGCCAAATCTTTGGTATCTGATATAACTGACGATTCATACCAAGACTCATCCCACTCCCATTCAGTGGAATTTGAGAACAAAAACTCAAACATATTTTCACCTTTAAAGGTTTTTCCAATTCTGTTTATATAAATCAAATACATATATTATAAATATTATTAAAAGGCATAAAAAAACATAGCCAACAGGCTATGTTTTCTTAATATGTTTTATCTTTTAGAATCTTCTTCTACCACGAGCTTTTGGGCCAGGTTCTTCTCCCGGTGTAATGTGTGGTGGGGGATTAAAAGGTCTTCTTGAAGGTCTTCCTTCGTCAGGTTTACTTTCTCTTCCCGGTTTTGTTGTTGGTTCAGAAGGTGTTGTTTCAGGTTCCTTTGCTGGTTGTGGTGCCATCATAGGATCTTCACTCATATAACTTCTTCTTCTACCAGCTTTTGGACCAGGTTCTTCTCCAGGCGTAATTCCTGGAGGTGGTGTAAATGGTCTTCTTGAAGGTCTATCTGTATCAGGTTTTTTCTCTCTACCAGGTTTTGTTTCTGTTTCTCTACCAGGTTTTGTTTCAGGTGATTTTTCTCTTTGTGGGCCCATATCTTCTATTTTTCCGTCTTCCATAAAAGATTCGTCAAAATCCGATAAAGTGTCAATAGGCTCACCAATAAAATTATTACCCCTCATAGCTCCCAATTCTATATCACCAGTAGAATTGATTCTAGCTTTCATAACTTTTTTATTACCATCTTTGATATCTAAATAAATTGTTTTTTCTTCAGGATCTTCAGATTCATCTTTATGACAAAAACCAATAGTAAAACCATGTGATGAAGCCATATCAAGAAGATCATTGTAAGCCAATTCTTGCTCATAAGTTTCAAGTTCATCCATGATATCTGTTTCAGACATAAAATCATCGTATTCAGAATAACCGGCTCTAAAATTTGAGTTATCTGGTAATAAATTTCTACGCCATTCATTAGAAGGTCTTTCTTCATACCCATGTCCAGCGTTTTTTGAATAATCAGGAACCATATCTTTTCTAGCCTGTCTATGTGCTTTTAAATTTGGGTTATATAGAGTTTCATCATCTTCAAAATCTAACAATAATTTATTTAGATCTTCATCTTCATCACCACCTATATGTGGGTTATCTTCAGTCTTATCATCCATATAAGAATCATAGATAGGTTTTGGTGTGTTACCACCGAACCCTGCCATTTCCATGTCAGTTAACCAATCGTTAACCTCTTTTTGTGAATAATCACTTTTATCTTTCATATATGACATATAATCTACGTTACCAGTCATACCAAGATCTTTTTTAGTTAATAATTTAGGGTCCTCATCTTCCATAAAAGAATCGTATCCTTCTTCCATTTTTTCTTCACCACCAAAATCAAAAGATTCTTCTTCTTTTTCCTCTTTAGGTTTTCTTTTAAGACTTCTAATGATATCTTTTCTATCATCAGAATCCATAGTATCAAGGTCTAACGCTGATAAAACAGATTTAGCAACCCATTTTTGCATATCAGAAGATAAATCTTCAACATCTCTAAGTTGTTGACCTAGTTTTCCTGTTGTACTTTGAATATCTTTTATTGTATCTTCTTCCTCAAAGTTGTCAGATTCTTCTTCAAAATCACCCATATCCCCATCATCACCAAAACTAAAGTCTTCATCTTCTTCAGTTTCTTCTTCCCCATCTCCGAAATCAAAATCATCACCACTTAAATCTTCGGTGTTTTCTTCATCTTTAGTAGTTTCACCACCAAAATCAAAACCACCGCCATTATCTTCAGTTTCTTTCTTTTTTTCATCACTTTTTTCTTTAGTACCAAAATCAAAGTCACTTTCAGATTCGTCATTAGACGTGGAACCAAAATCAAAATTATCTGTTTCTGGTTTTGTTTTGGGTTTTGTTTTATTTAATTTTAAAACGTATTTTTTTTCATCTAATAAATGTAAATCAGATTCTAATATATTATTAAATGAACCACCATTAACTCTATTAATTTCGTCAAACATTAAATTTAAATGTCTGGTAGCGTCTTCAAAAGAGTTATAAGAATGTTTTGATTTATTAGCTACACCACCAATATAGTCAAAATCTGATTCTGTTAAATTTTGTGTTTTATCACTATTTTTAATATAATATTTCCTATTTTCTCTAACAATAGCGTAAACTTTATCATTAGAAGCTTTTTTAACTAACTCTAATGAAGAAAGTTCTACCTTGTTTTCAGTTATTGGCTTAATATTTGCCAATTCTAACATCCTATTTAATGTTTTCTTATTCATATTAATAAATTATTTTTTATCCCTTTATACTCCAAGTACCATCAGAGTTTAATGTTTTAGTTAGTTCAGGTCTTTTTTTACCTAAAAAAACAACTGTACTTGTGGTACCTACAACATCGTTAGCGTTTGACACGGCTATATTTAAAACAACCGGTGCTCCACTAGGTGTTATACTGTTACCTTTATATGTTAATGTTTCTCCATCGTTTACACAAACTTGGAAATAGGTGTAACCCGTAAAATCTAGGTTACTATATGTATGCATTACTTCGTAACTATCCATTATCTTTTTTATTTATAAATATCTTTGTTTTTGTGTAAATGATATTGATTCTATTAATTTATCTATTTTAGAAGACTCTTTAACTGATTCTAAGGTAACAGACTTATCATAAGCTACATTCTTAATATCATATAATCTATCCATCATACCATTTCTTCTTAAAACCTTGAACACCATGTTTTCAACAGAAAATTCACCACCAGACTCTAAACCTGATTGACGCATTTTTTTAATTTTTTGTGTTAATTTATCAACACCTTTAATAGCCACATTATAATCACCATCTATTAACTCGTCATATAAAGCCTCAATACGATCCATTAACATATTAGCTTTATCTCTAACTGATTTATCATTAATAGTGATTTTCTTTTTTTCAGGTTTAATTTTCCATTCATTATTTAATATAGAATAAACACCAGTTGAATGATGTGGTTCATTTATGTCTTGTACGTATAATTCTACATCATAACCATAAATTTTAACGTCATGTTCTTTATTCCAATTAGAACTTTTTGATTTAAAAAAGTCTTGGACTAAATCCTTATCAACAGGAACATCTTTATAATCTACAACAATATGTAAATCTACATCAGAGTATTTAGACCAATTATAATTAGCTAATGAACCCGTCATAGTGACATCCTCAATATCAACACCAGGTATCTCCAAAGACTCAAAATAATCATCAGCTATTTTTAAAAGAGTTTTTTTAACTTCAGGTCTCATTTTTTGATTTTCATCCCAAATTTTAGGATTTAATTCATCTTGCATTTGAAATCCTCTTAAGTCTATTTTTCTATTAGCTTTCTCTATTTCTTTCTCATTTAAGTTCATATTCATAAATATCACGATATTTATTAAATGATAATGAGAGATAGAATTAAGAAAATATTAAAGGAAGATAATGAATTTGATTGGGTTAGAGAGTCAAACCCTGTATCAGAAGAAGAGATTATAATAAAAATGTCTAAACTTCGTAGTGCTGGTTATAGGGGAAATCCTAAAAGAAGTACTCTTACTACTGCTATCTACAATCTAGGTTTACACAAAGAACAATTAGAACCATTATTTAAAGCTTTATATACTTTTACAAATTTATGTCACGGTGAAGGTATTGACATCGGACACCAAGAAGGTTATAGTGAAGGTTATAATGAAGGTCATAGGGAAGGTTATGACGAAGGTTGGGATGACGCGAAAAGTGAAATAAGTAACGAAATTGATAACGTTAAGGAAGAAAGTTATGATAACGGTTATAATGAAGGTTATAACGAAGCTATCCAAGAAGGATATCAAAAAGGTTATGAAGAGGGTGTTGAAGAAACTTATCATAAAGCCTTTGAAGAGGGTAGGGCATATGAAGCCGGAATAGAGGTTGAGGATATAGAGAGAAGGGAATCGGGTTTTGATCCTTTTGATTATGATGAGGATTATGAAAAAAATTATTAATATGAAAAAAGTAATTAGACTTACTGAATCACAAATGAAAAAATTAATGGAAGAAAGAATTCAAGAATCTTCGGCTGAGAATATAGCTAAATCACTTGAATCTATAGAATGTACTGGTGAGGACATAAAAACTCTAGCCATCCAAAAACTAGAAGAATTTGGTTTTGATGATATAAGGTTAAAATTTATAGGTAGAACAGAAGAAGGTGATTTAATGTATTCTATATACACAGAAGGACCTATGTTCGTCATTTACACTGAAAGTAATTATAGTGATGATGGTGTTCCTTGTTTAAATATTTACCGTGTTGATGCTTATAATAAAATTAAGAGTTACTAACAATTTCATTAATTGATTCTTTTAATTGTGTAACATCTACAGGGTCTAATTTTTCAAATTTATAGTTCTTCATTGTTTTATTGAAAACACTTCCTTGACTCTCGGAAATTTCAAATCTAACGTAATCTCTATTTAACATATCTAGATATTTGTATCTAGAACCTGCCTTAAATGTTACGATAAATTCTTTACTACTTTCATTGTATTCGGTTTTAAGGATATTTGTGGAATTGATTAAACATTCAACAACACCATCTTCTCTAACAGTTCTTTTTACTACAGCCATTATTTAATAATTTTATAATTTATAATTGTTTTTAAAGGTAAAATATGACCTTCTATTTCATTTTCTTTTATAACTTCTAAAACAAAATAATCACCATTAATTTGGCACCCAACATTTTCATAAGTCACCGAATAAGACCCCGTATCAAAAACATCATGAGAATTTGGGTCATTTTTAAACAATATGGTTATCTCCTTATATGTCATTACTATTTTCTTTGTTTTAAATTATGTTTAATATTAAGAC